ATTGGTTATCAAAAGCGCCAATATCTTGAGAATATTATTCAAGACGATGTGTCAGAGTTTAAGTTCTACCAAGGTATGATTATTGAAAAAGGCACACAGAATGTGCTGACTAAACTATTTGATGTACTAAGCGCAGAGGGCGAAGAAAGTCTTAAGTTTTTTGAAGAATGGGCAGTGCGTGTTGGACAATACGGCGCAACTGCGGCCTTTGAAGAAATAGAATTTATTTTAGACGAATCTAAGTTTAAAAATAATCCACAAGGCTTTGAACTAGTAAATGCGATTGACGATACTAAGATTGATTTTATCATAAGACAAACATCTAATGACATTTATTTAAAACCATTAGGTTATAATAATTCGCCTTGGCCACTGAAACAGATAGATAATCCTTACTTAAGAACACCGGGGTATGTAAGAGCAGACGAAGTTTTATATACTATTAACTCAATAGAAAATATTACAGATGTCGATGCTAGTGGCAATCCTTTGTACCCAGTATCGTCCTTTGTTGATGGAACATATATTTGGTGCGGCTTTGAAGGAAGGGGCTGGAATGTTTATAGATTTACAGATGCTCCTTACAAGATTTTAGATGCAACATATTCTAATTCAACACTTACTATTAAAACTGATAAACAAGTTAGACTTCCAGTAGGTACATGGGTAGCATTTGATCAAGTTACAGGATTCTCTGGTTTTTATAAAATTAAAAAAGTTACGTTAGATTCGTTTACTGTTTCTGCAACATTAAAAACACCTCCAGGAAATCCATTTGCAGAACAAAGTACTGCACTTATGGCGTATCTATCAAGCCAACGAGTAGAATCAATCGACTCTGCAAATTTAATCTTGACTCGCAGATTAAACAATAATGAAAAATTGTGGACCGACAAAACTTCAACGGCAAACTCTTGGGCAGTATGGGAATATTCCCCAGTTTATGCACGTAAACAAATCAACGACCCAACACCGACTGCCGATGGAAAATTTGGTCGTTCGATCTCTGTAAGTAAAGACGGGTTGTTTGCTATTGTATCAACTGCTAATAAAGTTGTTATTACATATGATAAAGTCCCTGGCACATCTTTATGGCTACAAAGACAAAGTGTGTTTATACCTTTTATTCATCGAATAGCTGATCAGAATCTGCAACAAGATGGATTCTTTGCAGAAATAACATCAATATCACCTGATTCTAGTTGGGTAGCATTTGGATCACCTAACACCTCTGCAGCCGCAAGTGCTTATGTTGGTGTATTTGATGTAGGTACAGGGTATACATTAGGAAACATTGTTGTAGATGATTCTACTTTAACAGCATGGGAAGCTAAAAAAGCAGTCCCTGCAGGGTCGATGTTAACTGATACTCAGTACTGGAAACAGCTTAACTATATTTCAACAAGTATAACAGGCAGTTCTTCGGGATTGCTAGCACAAGGTGCAGTATCGTTGTACCAAAAAGATACGTCAAACACAATAGCATTGATAGCCACCGTTGTTAGTCCTCTACCTACACAGAACGAATACTTTGGTTCAAACTTATTATTTGGTAATAATAATTTATTTGTAACAGCAAAAGGTGCAGGCTCGTCAGGTAGGATATATCAATACACATATACATCGGGGCTTGGTTGGGTGTTTGCATCAGTAATAGAGTGCCCAGGTCTTGTCTCTGGAGCTGAGTTTGGATACAGCATGTCTATATCTACAGACGGCACATTGGCAGTTTCAGCACCAGGAATTAACACAGTCTTTATCTATTCAGCAGATGATTACACTGTTCCCGCAAAGACATTGACATTGCCAGTAAACTTGTCAGTTGAAGATTCTCCAAGATATGGAGAGGCAGTGGCAATATCTGACTCTGGAACATACTTGGCTGTTGGTATACAACAGTTTGACCTAACAAAGATTGATCAAGGCGAAGTTAGAGTGTACGACTTGTCAGTAACAACTCTTTTAGTAGATTCACCGTATCAAACATTATTAAGCCCACGCCCAGAAGCAAGCGAATACTTTGGGTCTAAAGTTGCGTTTATGAATAACGAAGAAACCATTGTGATTTTTAGTCCCAATGGAGATAGTCTACTTGAAACAACTTTTAATATTGATGGAATAACAACATTTGATAATCGTACTTTACGTTTATTTGAAACTGATATTGATAGCGGTCGAGTTGATGTTTTTGATAGATATATCAATAACTGGGTATATAGCGAGTCCATTGATCCAGGAACAGATCCTGTGACAGGGGAGTTTTTAATATCAAGTAACGATAAATTTGGATCAGGATTTGCAGTTGCAAACAATAGTATTATTATTGGAGCTCCTGGTAACACATCAAATAATGTGAGATCCGGAAAAGTTTATAGTTATATTAAACCGGTAAACACATTATCTTGGGAAGTGATACAAGAAGCAGTACAAAAACCTGATTTGTCAAAGATTAAAAAAGCATTCTTATATAATAAAAAGACAAATAAACTAGTATCATACTTAGATGTTATTGATCCAGCACAAGGAAAGATTCCTGGAGTTGCAGATCAATATTTAAAATATAAAACATTCTTTGACCCAGCTGTTTATTCAGTAGGAACAACAGATGTTACAGTTGACGACGGCCAATCTTGGACTGATAGTCAAGTTGGCACTCTCTGGTGGGACCTACGACCTGCTAAGTTTATTGATAGTTACGGCGGTGATGTAGTATATAGAAATAGCACATGGAACACGTTATTCCCAACTGCTACTATTGACATTTATGAATGGGTAAAAACAAAATATCTACCAGCTGAATGGGACAAGATTGCAGATACAGAAGCAGGATTAACCAACGGCATTAGTGGGAAATCATTATACGGTAATACTGTTTACAGTGTGAAAAAACGCTATGACAGTATCAGTCAGTCGTTTAAGAATACTTACTATTATTGGGTTAAGAATAAAAAAACTATTCCTTCTATTGGTGATAGATCTTTATCAGCATCAGATATTTCTCTGTTAATAGCAAATCCTAAAGGGCAAGACTACAAGTATATTGCATTGACTAGTGCCAACTCTTTTAGTATTGTTAATGCACAATCTTTATTAAATGATAAAGATGTTGTATTGTCAGTGCAGTATTGGACCACTGAACAAACTGATCAAAATATTCACAGTGAGTGGAGATTAATCAGCGAAGATACAAATAGCTTTTTGCCAAAACATATTGAAGAAAAATGGTTTGATAGTTTATGTGGTAAGGATAGTAACGAGCGTGTGGTCCCAGACCTTGATCTTCCACCAAAATTAAGATACGGTGTAATGTCGCGTCCGCGACAAAGCATGTTTGTTAACAGATTTGAAGCATTAAAACAACTAATAGAACGTGCAAATACAACATTATTAGAAACATTGATTGTTAATAATAAAGATATTTCAGATCTAAACTCATATGATCTAGAACCAAGTGTTGTCACCGGTCTGTACGATTTTGTAGTAGACACAGATGCTGAGTTAAGATTTTCAAATGTATCGGCTGTAAAGTTAGCAGTCATCACACCAATAGTTAGTAACAACGGATATATTACAGGCATTACCATTATAAATCCTGGTAACGGATATATCAATGCTCCCTATATTACTGTTCGTGGAAATGGTACAGGTGCATCTTTAAAAGCTATAATAAATGCTAAGGGACAAATTACTGGCGCAACAGTTATTAGTAAAGGTCAAGGCTACGATTCATATACCACAGTTGAAATAAGAAATTATTCAGTATTGGTACATAGCGACAATCAAGCATTAGGACGTTGGAGTATCTATGCATATGATCCAACATTAAAGATCTGGGAACGCTCTAGATCGCAGGCCTACGATGTTAGAAAATATTGGAGTTACGCTGACTGGTATGCAACAGGATTTAATCAGTTTACATTAGCTGATTTTTCAGTAGATACTATATCTGCTATTTCAACTATTAATGTTAGCATTAATCAGTTAGTTAAAGTAAGAACGTCTGGGTCAGGCGGCTGGATTTTGTTGAAAAAATATGCCGACTCTGAATCAATCGATTGGACTCAAAGTTATACAGTTGTAGGTACAGAATCAGGAACAATTCAGTTGAGCAACGAACTGTACAAGTTTGCCAATACTACTTTAGGATACGACGGATCGTTATTTGACGGTGATACGTTTGATAACACTGCTGTTAAAGAGTTAAGAATTATTTTAGATAGTTTAAAAAATAAAATCTTTATAGATGACCTACGTCAGATTTATTTAGATCTATTCTTTACTTGTTTACGATACGCATTTGCCGAGCAAACATATTTAGATTGGGCATTTAAAACTAGTTTTGTAAGAGCACAACATAACGTTGGCGCACTAAAACAAAAAACAACTTATAATAATGACAACCTAGCAGACTTTGAAGCCTACATTGAAGAAGTTAAACCATATAGAACAAAGATTAGAGAATATGTAAGTAGCTACACAGGAGTCGACACTAGCGAGTTATCAGTTACTGATTTTGACATTTTACCAGTAAAAGAAAATGGTCAATATGCGCAAATGACATTGTCAGTAGTTGACGGGCAAGTAAATGCAACACATCCAGAAATATTATCTTACCCATGGAAACATTGGTTAGACAATGTTGGATTTGAAATAACTGAACTTGTTTTAACAGATAGCGGATCTGGTTACATAACACCGCCGGTTGTTCGCTTCCAAGGCGGATATGGGTCAGGTGCTGAAGCTAAGGCCTTTATTGCAAACGGTAAAGTTAATAGAATCTTATTAGTTAGCCCTGGAGAAAAGTTTTATTCAGCACCAACAGTTATACTAGATGGCGGTGTGGGTGTTGACGGAACATCAGCTAAAGCTATAGCAAAGATTGGAAATAGTGTTGTTCGATCAAGTTTAATTAAAATGAAGTTTGATCGTGTAAGCAGAACTTATTTTGTAACAGAGTTAACTGAAAATGAAACATTTACAGGAACTGGCAATAAGACACAGTTTTTATTAAAGTGGGGTCCTGATGTCCGCATAGGAAAGAGTACAGTAACCGTTGACGGAGTAGATATACTACGAGATAGTTATGTTCTAACTATAGCTAAAAATACAACACGTGGTTATACTGCGTATTACGGAACAATAACATTTGATACACCACCTGCAAAATCTAGCATAATAAAAGTTTCTTATATTAAAGATTGGTCATTGTTAAATGCCCCGGACCGTATTCAATATTACTACAATCCCACTACTGGGCAAGTAGGAAAAGACTTGTCGCAACTTATGACAGGTGTTGACTACGGCGGCACTATTATTACTGGATTAGATTTTAATGTATCATCTGGCTGGGATAGTTTGCCTTATTTCTCCGATGGATGGGACTCCATTGATCCAACATTTGATGATTACATTATTAGGGCAGGGTTAAATGCTAATGTATTTGAGTTGCCATATATACCAGAAGCTGGAGTTGAGATAAACATATACCATAACAGCACAAGGATTGACGATCTAAACTACGGAACATCAGAACCTGTAGTAAATCTTAATGCTACGATGCAGACATTTGTTGGAGATGGTATTAACAGTACTATTACATTGCCATCAATATCTGTGACCAAACCAACATCTGCAATAGTTAATAATAATACAAATGTAATAACATTGCCTGTAGTTGACGATATTCAAGTTGGTAGTTTATTGCTATCACCTGATGTAATACCTACCGGAACATCGGTTGTTGCAGTTACTAGCAACTTAGTAGCTATAACACAAACTGGATCTATTAGCGGAACTACATTAACTATGTCTGGGCTAACAGACTCTTATATAGGTATGTTAGTAACAGGTGCGGGAGTACAACCTAATACATATATCACTAGTGTTGACCTTGCTATTATCGCGCAAGCAGAAGTTCAAAAGATAGATGTATCAGGAGTTGCAACAGACCAAGTAAGTTTCTTAGGCCAACCGGTATTATATTCTGCAGAAGATGACATGGCATCGGACACTGTTATTAAAATTGCTGCCGACCGAGATGCAATTATTGAAACTTGGAATACTGCAAACCCCGATAAACAGATTGCAAATATTGAAATAGATTTCACTAATCAGGATGCCGGAGGTAATCTTTCTGGAGTTGGAGCAGATGCAGAAACTGGACAGTTCTCTTGCTTATATACTCGAATAGTAATAGGACAACCGATAATGGTTGTTGGCAATCTTACAGGAACAGCAACTATTGATGGCTATGTAAACCCAACAGTGTATTATGTTGTTGATACTAACGGAACTACAACCTTTACTATTTCTGCTATTGTTGGCGGAAGTCCTGTGTCTACTACTGCTGGAACAACCAGCGGGTTGACCTTTACTAAGCTAGCTATTAACTCTACTACTTTAAAAATTACCTATGCAGATAACGCAGGGGATGTACCAGTTATATCGTCAGCAACTAGTAACGGTATAACATTTAGTGAAAGTACTAGTCTTAACATTGGAGTTGAAGGTGCAATATCAACGGCACAGGTTACAGTAAGTCAAACAGTAGCATCAACTAGTCTCGTATTTAGACCAGTAGTAGAACTATCAAACTCTACCCTGTCTGCTATTGCTGACGGTAAAGAAATATATTTTGGATTGGAGCCACAGTTTACCTATGGAATACAACCTAAAGGTACAGACAAACTAATAATGAGTTCTGTATTTGGTATTCATATTGGAGATATACTAACAACTTCTGTACCATTTTTAACTACTTCAGGTATACCTGTTAATACAACAGTAACCGCTATAGATATTGTAGCTAGCACAGTGACATTATCTAATAATGTTACTGCATCTATACCGGTAGGAACAGAGTTGACATTCGGTTACAACAGATTATACTTCCGTAAGAGCACTAGCGATGGTAGTATTAAACCGTTAGAAACTGATTATGATACTGCCCTGTCCGGCGGAGCATTTGAAGGCACTGCGTTAACCAGTGCATCTGGATTAGCCGCTGATGACATTATTCTCGACGGCGATGATTTTATTACCCCAACAACGAGTCCAGCAACTGAAGAAGTAGTGCCAGGCCAAATTACAGATGCGGTAGCAATCAAAGTATTTTACAGACCAACCAGCGGATCTGCTAACATTAAAGTTGACAACTATCGTGCAGACGGTGAAACTTTAACTTTTGGTATTTCTCAATATCCAAATAGCAATCAAGCAATAATAGTTAAACTAAATCATCAAGTATTAAATCCGTCAGAGTTTACATTAGACTATAGAAACAAAACAGTAACATTAAATGTAACTCCGGTTGCCGATGATACAGTTTCTATATTCAGCTTTGGATTTAATGGTGACGGTGTATTAGATATTGACTATTTTGTAGGCAATGGTTCAACTTACGAGTTTATTACTAAAGCACCGTGGGTAGACTCAACAACATCGTTGATCTATGTTGATGGAGAGCCTGCGGTTTGCGAACTATTTAAAACAGATCAAACTTATGACATTGATAGTTCTGTTGGAATACGATTTGCTGTACCTCCTGCTCAAAATGCAGTTGTTAACTATGTAATCGTTAACGGTTCACAACAAACATTCTCAGTAACAAAATCAGAATCTTTTATTGCCGACGGCGATACGTCATTGTTTACTACTGCAAACAAGATTGGTGAAAAGTTACCACTAGAACAAAATATTTTTGTTAAAGTCAATAGACAAATTCTAGCACCGGCAAATGTAGCATATTTTAAACTTGCAAGAAACAAGCTAACTTATACTATTGATCAAAGTATAGCATTGCCATATACACCCGATATTAGAAATATATCAGTGTTTGTTGACGGGACACTTTTATCTACAGGAGTTGATTACTTGGTTGATTTAAGTGTAATATCTATTACTATTACAAAAGGCGAATATCAAACTTATAAAGGTAAAACTTTAATGGTTAGTATAAGCACTGATCAGCAATATACCGCTACGACTAACTCAGTATCGTTTATTAACAAACCATCGGATGGGTCAGTTGTAGAAATTATTACAGCATACAATCATGATATATTAGATATTCAAAGAGCAGGATATACAATCAACTCAACTTTAGATTACACACCAGACACACCAGAATATTACACATATACTGGATTAAGTAATGGTTATTTTGAGTTAGGTAGATCAGTTATTAGCAGTGAGTATGTTTTTGTTATTAAAAATAAAAATCTACTAACTCCGGCTATTGACTATGTGCTAAACAGTGACAATCAAAGTATTACACTTGCGGAAACACCGGATGTTAATGACAAATATGAAGTTATGACCTATAGTGGTAATATTCATAAATCAACTGTTAGTTACATGCAGTTCAAAGATATTTTAAACAGGACTCACTTTAAACGATTAAGTTTGAGAAAACAGGCAAAGCTAACTCAAACTTTACATTATACTGATACTGTTATTCATGTAGATGATGCCAGCAACTTTGATATTCCAAACAGAGATCAAAATCATCCAGGCATCATTGAAGTTAACGGTGAGCGTATCGAATATTTTATCAAAGACGGAAATACCCTACGTCAGTTACGTCGAGGCACGTTAGGAACTGGAGTACGACCAGTTAACACAGTTGGAACCGTTGTTCAAGATATTGGCCCATCGGAGACAATACCTTATAAAGATACAAACATAATAACTCAAGTTAAATCAGCAGGAACTAACATTGTACCTTTGAACTATGTACCTACTAAAGATACAGTTGTTTGGCAGTTTGCTAATGGTTTTGTTTCAAGTATACCGTCAGGCTACGGTCAATCTAATGATGTTGAAGTATTTGTTGGCGGATATAATACAGATAGCATTTGGTTACCAAACACTGAATACCAAGTTAACGACATTGTAAATGTTGGTAGTTATACATTTAGAGCCATTGTAAAGCATAGGGGTTCCAGCACATTCAGCAGTACAGTTACAACCCTTGATAGCCAAGGTGCTGACATTGAGTCAGGTGTTGCATCTGCTAGTGTATGGAAGTTTTTTATTGGCAATATACGACTAAAGAAACATCCGTTTAGTGCGCACAATGTTAACATCCATCCTGAAAGCACAGAAGGTGACGTTCAACTAGACCCAGACTTTTCAGTTGACGGCACTTCAAAGTCTTTAAGATTAACGCACACACTAGATGAAGGTACAAATGTAACTGTTGTTAAGAAAGTAGGCACAATGTGGAATGAAATTAATTTTGTTCCGCAAGCATCTTCTTTTGATAGCAATACATTTACAATCGATAATGGTTACACTACATTTGATAATAAAAATGCAACATTGCTACAAAATAGCAATAAGGTAATTTCGGAGTTCTTGAAAGCAACCCCGGGAGCATGGTATACACATAACGCTAAATATGGAAACGAAACAGTTATAACATCGTCAACATTTGACAGCTCATCGTCAACGTTTGATGGGTCTAACTCAACATTCGATCAAGGATAATACAAATGACACAGCAGGTAATTAATATTGGTAACGAAGTCAACGACGGTACAGGGGATACACTTCGTACTGGCGCATCAAAGATAAATCAAAACTTTGATGAAGTTTATACAGCATTAGCCAGTCGAGGGCCTCAACAACCAGCAGATTGGAGCGCCACTACCGGTGTTACTCGAATCCTTAACAAGCCAACAATACCTGCGGCACAAGTAAGCAGTGATTGGAACGCAACATCTGGAGTTGCTCAAATATTAAATAAACCCCCATTGTTTAGTGGGGATTACAATGCATTAGACAACAAGCCAACAATACCGCCAGCACAAATAAACAGTGACTGGTCAGAAGGTAATCCATCATCAAAGGCTTTTATTGCCAACAAGCCAACAATACCTGCGGCTCAACTACAAAGCAACTGGAATGAAACAAATCCTGCTTCAAAGGCTTTTATCGCCAACAAACCAACAATACCAGCCGCCCAAATACAAAGCGATTGGGCTGTGACACAAGATAATCGTTTAGATTTTATTAAAAATAAACCAGTATTATTCAGCGGTGACTACAATGATTTAAGCAATCTTCCAACACTTCCAAGCCCTCAAGTGCAAAGTGATTGGAATGAAACTAATAATGCGTTAAAATCTTTCATTGCAAATAAACCAACTATCAACACTCTTGTACCAACACAAACTGGCAATCCGGGCAAGTTTTTAACTACAAACGGTTCAACAGTATCGTGGGCAACCGTTACTGGCACTGGCCTTACCAGTAGAGCTACTCCGAGTGTAACAACTTCTAGTTTGGTATCCGGTGCATCTGCCAATGCTGTGATTACTGGATTTAAAGGTTATGCACTTCTTGGAATAACTGTAACTGCTGGCGCATGGGTAACTGTATATAACAGTACAACTACTAGGTCAGCAGACGCTGGAAGATCTATTACTACTGACCCAAGTCCAAACTCAGGTATCATTGCAGAAGCTATTAGTACTGGTGCTAGTGCATCAACTACTTATTTTACTCCTGCGGTTATAGGTTTTAGTGCTGAAAATTCACCAACAACTAGCATCCCAATAAAAGTTTATAATAATAGCGGATCAACAAATGCTATTACAGTAACATTAATATTGTTACAACTAGAGGCATAATATGTCAACTGATTTATCACCCGCAGACAATCAGCTAATGATCAGTATCTATCTTAAACGAGATAAGCACGAGAACGGTATGACGTTAGAAGAATATGCAAATGGTGTTATTGCAGGCACATTTCCTGCTCTTGACCATGATGCATTTGTTTATCAGTTTGGCGCAGTTGAAGATCAAGTTGCTCTTGTAGTCGAGTGGGCAGTTACAAATAATTTAGAAGTAGTAGAATTGTCTCAAGGAACTGCATCGGTTAAAGTAAATGGTACCGTAGAACAGTTTAATAATATTTTTAATATTACATTACAAACAGTTACTGAAAATGATAGAACTTATTATACACATGACGGCGATATAACACTACCGTCTGAAATAAATGATGTTGTACAATCAGTTATTGGTTTAGATAATACTGTATCGTTTAGAAATAATGCAATTTTAGATACATCAACTCCTGGGGATTTAGAACCAAACTTAATTTCAAACCCTTCCCCTGTTGATCTTTCATATGCATATAAATTTCCTAGCGGGTCAGGAACATATCTATCACAAGGAAAAGGTTCATGCGTTGGCATTATATCTCTTGGCGGTGGATATACTACGCAGAACTTAACCAGTACATTTAGTAGAATAAGCCAACCAAACCCAACAGTTGTTGATGTAGGAGTTGACGGTGCAACTAATAGCCCCAACTATGATCCGTACGGCGGCAACGGTGAAAACATGTTAGACATATATTGTTCAGCATCGGTTGCGCCGTCTGCAAAAATTGTTATGTATTTTGCGCCTAATAGTTTTCAAGGATTTATTGATGCAGTGGCCGCAGCCACAAATGATTCAACAAACAATCCCAGCGTGATTAGTATTAGTTGGGGAACAACTGATTCTAACTTTGTTTATTATGGCTTATTATCTCCATTTGAGATAGCATTACAAGCCGCGGTAGTTAAAGGTATCACAGTATTTGTGGCCGCCGGAGATTTTGGAGTAAGGGCTGTTAATGGTGGCGCCACTTACACCGTTCAATATCCAGCAACAAGCCCCTATGTAATATGTGCCGGCGGCACAGTCATGTCTATTAACAACGATTATTCTATAGCTAGCGAAGTTCCTTGGGGAACTAGCGGTGGAAGTTATGCGGGCGGCGGAGGTGTTAGTGCAGTGTTTAGTGTGCCAAGTTGGCAAACAGGATTCAATAGTAAACTGTACCCAGGCGGAACTGTATCATCCTTAACTGGTAGAGGAATACCCGATGTATCTGCACATGCTACGGGTTATTTTTTCTATTATGGGCCAAGTAATGCTAGCGGAAGTTTTGTTGGAACAAGTGCAACAGCCCCATTACTAGCAGGCATGATGGCGCGATTAAATCAGTTAACAGGTAGACGTATAGGATTTGTTAATACTGATTGGTATAGTGCTATAAGCTCTGCATTTAATGATCAAATAACCGGAGACAATCACGGCGGCAATACTGTAGGCTATTCAGCTACAGCAGGTTGGGATGCTTGTACAGGATTAGGCAGTCCAAAAGGTACAGAACTTTATAAGTTGTATAAAACTGGAACAACTTTTCCTAGGCGCAACGATGGTTTTAGACCCTCTACCGGAGCTGTTTATCCAAGAAATGTTTTGGGCATAAGATAAACATTAAACTAGTAGTTAATAAACATTGATAAATATTAAAAATAAAGAGAGATTACTATGCAGAGTAAAGATTTAACGGGGATTCATGTAGAAGGACATATTAAAATATGGGACCCTTCTACGAATGAAGTACTCATTGACAAACGTAATGCTATTCATTATGAAAATATCAGTATCGCATTGGCACAAAGTATTGCTAATAGCGGTCAAGGATTTATATATCAAATGGCATTTGGCAATGGCGGTACTGCCATCGATCCTACAGGTATTATTACATACTTAACTCCAAATAGTAGCGGAGCAAATGCTAGTCTTTATAACGAAACATATACTAAAGTAGTTGACGATAGATCAAGCAATAACACTGATCCAACACGCAACTACATTGAAACTCGTCATGTAACTGGAACAAACTATACAGATGTTTTTATTACATGCCTTTTAGACTACGGCGAACCTGAAAATCAGCTAGCATTTGATAATACAACTGATAATCAAGGAACTTTTGTTTTTGACGAATTAGGTTTAAAAAGCTATAGTTCAACTGGCAATCAGTTATTGCTAACTCATGTTATTTTTCATCCAGTACAAAAATCATTGAACAGATTAATACAGATTGACTATACTGTTCGTATACAAAGCCTTACTGGCCTAGCGGGAGTATAATAGATGAGCTATCAAGTTAGATTTAGTGAATCAAACAATCCGCAAAAGTCAACTATTGTAGTTGAGGATCAAACTCTTAACACAGAAACTAGTTTAACCTTTGTTGGAAAAAACTATGCAGGATATGCTCAGTTTGTTGCAGAAAACTTTTTACACTTATTAGAAAATTTTGCTAAAAACGTAGCACCTTCTAACCCAGTTCAGGGACAGTTATGGTTTGATAATACTGCAGGTGTTAATCAACTTAAAGTATTTGACGGAACAACTTGGACAGCGGCTGGTAGTGTTAAAAAAGCAACAAGTGCTCCAGCAGTATCAAATAGTATTAGTGGAGATTTATGGGTAGACACTGATAATCAACAACTTTATATGTTCTCAGGTTCTAACTGGGTACTTATTGGTCCACAGTTTAGTGGAGGTTTACGAACTGGTCCAGAAGTTGAAAATATTATTGATGCATCAAATATCAGTCACGGTGTTGTTTCTCTGTACGCAGACGGCGACCGTATTGCTATTATAAGCAATACAGCCTTTACTCCTAAAGCATTGATCGAAGGTTTTACCGCAGTTGGCAAAGGTATTAATATAACAACAGTTGGATCGACTAGTTTAACTAACTCAACAAGACTTTGGGGTATAGCTACTGGTGCAGATTCGTTAGTTGTTAATAATACTTCAGTACCGTCAACTAGTTTCCTACGTTCAGATCAGATCAGTACTACAAACTTTGGATTTAATGTAAGATCTAACAGCGGTATCGGCCTTGGCGGTGACTTGGGATTTAACATTGGTACCGACACTAACTCTGCAATACTATATCAGAAGACATCCAATAGCGTTATTGATTTCAAGTTAACACTTGCAACAGGCGATCCTAAAACAGTTGTTCGTATAAATGCAACTGAAAATACTACATCAGTTGGTATTAACAACACAGCACCACAAGAAGCACTTGATGTATCAGGTGTTATTCAAAGTGACACTAGACTAAACATTACTGGAACAGGTTCTACAAGTATATCAACTGCTGGTGGACTAGCAGTTGCAGGAACTTCTGCATTTAATGATGATTTGACAATAAATGGACAAGTACTTTTTAACTATTTAGATAGTAACGGGAATCCCGTTACAACAAATCCAGTTATAGCCCCATTGACTACTGCTGAAAGCGGAAAGTATGATATTGGAGCCCCAGATAAAACGTTTAGAAATATCTACGCTGAAGCATTTGTTGGTAACTTTACAGGGTCATTCAGCGGAACATTAGCCGGTAATATTAGTGGCTCAGCCGCAAAGTTATCAAGCCCTACATTATTCCAACTGGTTGGTGATGTAACAAGTAATGCTATTAGTTTTAACGGCCAAACTACTGAAGGAACAGCAATATTTAATACGTCCATTGGACAAGATATTATTTCTGCAAGAGATGAAGTACCTTCATCATACGGAACTGACCAGTTTCTCATACTAAGACAGGGTGTTGGCCTAAAAAAGATAACACGTTCTGCAATGTTTTCATCTGCAGCCACAGTACCAACCGGTGCAATATTTCCATTTGCAGGAATAACAGTACCGCCGGGGTACTTGTTATGTGACGGCAGTGAAGTTAGACAGTCTCAATATCCTCAGTTATTTGCAGTTATTGGGTATGCATACCGTGATATTTCTTTACTAAACGGTGCAAGTACATTTGCACTACCAGATTTACGTGGTCGATTCCCACTAGGTAAAGATAGTATGAATAATAACCTTACTGTACCAAGTAAGGATAATAGTACAATTTTAATTAATGCGATACCAAATGATCCTGCTGATCGAGTAACAGATGTTACCGCTGATGTAATAGGTGCAGGTAGCGGATCAGAAGAGATCAATATAGATATTAATAATATTCCAGAACATTCTCATAACTTGCGAGGAACATTGCCAAGTGGAGAAGTTGGAAATCAATATTATGCATTTAGAAACGTGCCTGGTTCGCCAGCTGATGTTGATGCCATTCCCGGTAACGGTGCAACTGGTGAAGGCCTTGGACAATACTTAACAGACAGCGGTGGTATTTTAACCGATGCGTTATCAGTTAAAGATTTAGGAACACCATTTAATGTAATGAATCCATATCAAACTATTAACTATATCATTTATACTGGTATTTTATCATGAGCTATATTATAAACAAAACAGACGGAACAGTATTAACTGAAGTTGTTGACGGTACTATTGATCAAATAACAACTGATTTAACGCTTATTGGTAAAAACTCTAGTACCTACGGTGAGTTTTTAAATGAGAACTTTGTAAAACTTTTAGAAAATTTTGCCAATACTAGTTCTCCTACAAATCCTATAACCGGTCAGCTTTGGTTTGATACAACAGAAAACAGATTAAAAATATATGACGGCAGCGGATTTAGAGTTAGTGGTGGCACACTAGTAGCATCTACCCCGCCTAGCGGACTAGTACAAGGTGACATTTGGATTGACAGTAATAGAAAACAGTTATTTTTCTATGACGGTACTCAACTTACATTAGCAGGACCTCCATATACAAACCAACAAGGTCTTACTGGTCTTACTATAGAATCAGTATTAGATACAAATCAGATTAGTCATACTGTAGCTTTTTTATATGTTAACCAAACGTTATTGGGTGCATTTAGTAAAGACGAGTTTACTCCCGCAACATCGGTTGTAGGCCTTTCTGGAAAAATTTATACTGGATTTACTGCTGGTACATTGTCTGGAATGGAGTTTAAAACTACAGCAACTAAAGCAAAACAGTTGATTGCTACAGACGGTTCAATATTTACAGCAGAAAGTTTCTTAACAAAAGTTGGAAACGCTACGGTACAAGGGAAGTTTACTATTTTAAATAGTGTTCCTTTGGTATTAGGCCCTTCTCAAAATACTGAAATCAGAGTAACCGACACTAACTTCAACATAGTAGCCAACAACTCAGGTCAAGACTTTGCTATAAAAATTAAAAATGGCGCTGTGATTAAATCAGCTATTCAAGTCAAAGCAACTACAGAAAGAGTTGGTATTCTTACAGATGCTCCTACAGCTACTTTAGATGTTAACGGTGATACTCGTATCAGAGGTAACTTAACAGTAGAAGGTACATCTACTGTTATTCAAAGTTCTACATTATCTGTAACTGATAAAAATATTGAACTAGCAAAATCTGATGTTCCAACCGACACACTAGCAGATGGAGGCGGCATTACATTAAAAGGCACATCGGATCACACAATTCTTTGGTCTAAAGACGCAGTTGATGTTGCAAAAAGCAACTGGACATTTAGTGACCACATTAGTTTAGCTACGGGAAAAACTTATAAAATAAACAACGTTGATGTTATAACAGCAACTTCGTTAGGTAATAGTATTGCCAGTGCTCCTGGTTTAAGATCATTAGGTAATCTATTAACATTAACAGTTGATAATATTAGTATTAATGATAATACAATCAGCGCAAATAATAATGATGGTAATATTGTATTAAATCCGGCTGGTTCAGGTTATATTGATGCATCTAACGCAAAACTTAAAAATCTAGCAGATCCTGTAGATAATCAAGATGCAGTTACTCTAAAATATTTCAGTGAACATATTACTGGTTTTCCTATTTCAATATCATTAGATATAACAGGATTATCGGCAACGACTCCGTTAGTTTATAATCAAATAGCTACAATATTAGGAGATGTATTCCCAACATCAGAGCACCCAGACGGTACACTATGTAGGGTATATGCTACAAGACAAGTAATAACATATCCTGCAATATCAGTAACTAAAGGAACAGCAGGATCTGGAGCAGATATTATTGCATCTTTTGTTACTGTAAATAAAGGCGCATTACAGAATAATCAAACAGTAATGCAAGATTTTTCAATAAATCCGATTAATGCAGGAACAGCTACAACGACATATACAAGAAAACTGTATGTTTTTAAAACTGTTCTAGGAGATTGGGAGTTCTACGAAGAAACTGCCCTTACTCCGTTGCCCACATAACGATAAATACTAGGAACGAGGAATAAACAATGGCATATACCATTAATCATTACGATCAGTCACAAGTTACTGTAATAGCAGACGGTACTATTGATAACACATTAGATATCAAACTTATCGGCAAGAACTATGCAGGATACGGTGAAGTACAAAACGAAAATCTAGTGTTTTTACTAGAAAACTTTGCCAGCGCAACTCCTGGGCCAGCAAAACCTATTAGAGGTCAAATTTGGTTCGATATTGGCGCAAGTAAGCTAAAGTTTTACGATGAAAACGGCAAGTGGCGTACAACTGGTGGTGCCGAAGTTACTACCGGTACTAGACCGACAGGATTATCAACAGGTGATTTTTGGTTCAATGAAACAAATGAACAGTTATATGCTTATGTAAAATCAAGAAACGATTATGTGTTGATTGGCCCACAAGCAGTTGCAGGTAGCGGTACAACACAGATGATTTCAAGAAGTTTACTTGATGATCAAGATCAACCGCATGCTATTATTGAAGCGGTAGTAGATGATGTTACAGTTTACATTATTTCGTCAGATACATTTACTTTAAAAACACCTAATACACCTGCTGGTTTTACAGTTATTAAAACTGGATTAACATTACCATATACTCCCGGATCAGGTGTAAACTCTGGTGTAACCAGTACAGATGTTAGATTCTGGGGAACAGCAACTAACGCTGATAAACTAGGTGGTGTATCAGCAGAAAACTTTGTTCAAGCAGGCGATGCTAACTTTAACAGTCAAGTACACTTTGGTGATATTGGTTACTTATTAGGTAACGATAATAGACTTAGAGTTTTTATCGATTCAGGAACACCGGTTGTACAAAACTTGTTGAGCACAGACATTGTCTTTAAAACTAAAGTTAGTGGAAATGAAAAAACACCATTAAAACTATCTGGATCAGATATGCTGCCAGGTGCAGACGGTGTGTCTAAAATTGGTTCTGAAAGTTTCCAGTTTGCCAATGTATATTCAAATCTATTTACAGGCCCTGCTACAAAAGCTAACAGTTTACAAGTTGGTAATGATTATAGAACCGCAAGCATTGCTTCAAGTTCAAATACAGTACCAGTTAGAGATGCAGACGGATTTATATTTGCATCTGAGTTTCATGGAACAGCTACAGCCGCATACTTTGCTGACTTGGCAGAAAAATATCTTGCTGATGCAGACTACGAAGTTGGTACAGTTGTAGCAGTTGGTGGCGAAAAAGAAGTAACAGCATCTAACTATGGCGATCTCGCTATTGGTGTTGTTAGTGCTAACCCAGCGTTTAAAATGAATAGTGAACTTGAAGGCGGTACATATATTGCTCTAAAAGGTCGTGTTCCTGTTAAGGTAACTGGCGCAGTTCGTAAAGGCCAACGTTTAGTTGCAGCCAATAACGGAACAGCAGTTGCCGCAGTACCTCATGCTAATGATGTGTTTGCTGTAGCACTAGAATCTAATGATGCTATAGAAACAAAACTCATTGAATGTGTAATATTATAAGGATTTAAAAATGGCAGGCGTTGGAACGTTAATTTCGGCAGCAGAGTATAATAATATTCAAGCAAAAATTTCAGTAGTCCTTGGATCAGGTTCTGGTCAAACTGGCTACGGGCAATCGTTACAAAGCGGACAAGTGGTCCCCGGCGATAAGATTCGTGTTGGTCAGTGGTTAAATCTTCGTACAGATTTGCTTAAGGCTAGACAGCATCAAACTGGCGCCGACGAGTCAGGTAACCTAACAATTCCAACTACCAGCATAACAGTATCAGAGGCATTAAGAGTACAGTATAGTGGCTTTGCTGATATAGTTACTACAGATAAATTTATGATTGACGGTTCGCAAGCAACTTTAGAACCGTTGATTACTGGTTCAATAGGTACATGGAACGGTGTTAGAACTAACGTTGTTACTATAACTTTTTCTAGTGCAGATCGAGCAAGAAACTTTTTTAATGCTGGTGGCGACCTAAGAGTAACATCAAGTAGAAGTGGCGGTGGTGGTGGTTCAAAAAATGATACCTGGACAACCATGTTAGATCAGTCTGGTTCTGTTATTATTAACTATACTACTACTATTTCAACAGGTTCGTCACCGGGCACAGTGTATAATATTGGTTTTTACGGGCTTACTACTTCTAACCAAACTATCTATTGGAAGCCTGCGCCAGCTGGAAACTATGCTGCCAATGATTACTACGTTTATGCTAGAAAATCATCGGATGGTACACAAGTTATCATTACATCAGAGTTTAGAGATGACGACACTGGATCTGGTTCAAGTGTATATCCTTCAACACCAGTTGACGAGGATGTAACTGGTACAACATCCAACACTATCCAGATTTTTAGACCCACTGGTTCAAATGTGTCTGTAGCGGCACCTACTGCAACTAAATCCGGATTCTAATCCCCTGCTGTTCTAAATAGATAATTACTTGACAAGCTCAAGTGAGGATTACTATGGATGAACGAGTAGAAAAGGCATTTGCTGTTGCCAACTATATGGCAACATTGTCAAATCAAAAACGCATAATCAAAGAAGAATTTGATCAAAAACTAGCGTTTTACATCAACGGCGGAACTTTCTCAGTAACCCCCGATTTAATAGCATTTACAAAATCGTTGGTTGATTTGGGTCATACCCAAGAAATTACATTTATTGATCTAAATAAAATGCCCATTATGATAAGTGATGTGCAGAAATTTTTACAAGATATTGTTTCAGTTTACTTTGAAGCAGTTAATGAATACAGTTCAAAGCACGCCGAAATTAAATCTAAGAGAAAACTTAGCGATATTGTTGACCTATGACACACGGCATACTTATTTTTGCTCAAAATAATAATGCTATTGATTATGTCAAGATGGCAATTTTTTCAGCAAAACAAGCAATCAAACATTTAAATCTTCCTGTTAGTTTAGTAACTGACAGCGAAGAATGGTTGCGATCTAACTATCCAGATGATGTAGAGATATTTGATAAAATTCTTCCTATTGAGTGGACAACTACTACACAATCTAAAAGATTTCATGACGGTTCACTTGCGTCAAGTACATATGAGTGGAAAAACTTATCTAGATCTAGTGTATACGATTTGTCGCCATACGATAAAACGTTAGTGATCGATAGCGATTATATTATTAACTCTAATGTATTAGCCGACGCATTTAAAAATGATCATGCATTTCAAATATATCAAAAGTCTGTTGATCTAGCAGGTTGGAGAAATACATCTAGTTTTACTAGATTAAATCCTCGATCGATAAAGTTTTACTGGGCCACTGCTTTTGTTTTTGAAAAGAATCCAGTTACAAAATCATTTTTTGATTTAATAAATTTTATAAAAGATAACTGGAAGTACTATCGAACATTGTATCATATAGAAACTTCCACATTTAGAAATGATTATGCTTTTAGTATTGCAATACATATAATGAACGGCAGCGTTGATTACAGTGACTTTGCAGTACCGCTTCCTGGATCTATGACATATACTCTTGATAGAGATATATTTGTTTCTATGACTGATAACAAAATGAAATTTTTAGTTGAAAAGAAAGGTTATCGAGGTGAGTACATTTTTGCTAAAACAACAGGACTTGATGTGCATGTGATGAATAAACATAGCCTCTCAAGGTTCTTAGACGGAGGTCAAGGTGTCTAAAGGTTTCCTAGTAATAGCACAAAATACTGAAAATGTTGACTATGTCAAACAAGCCTATGCATTGGCATTAAGTATCAAAGCAACTCAAAGTACAGTAACTAACATTTCAGTAGTTACAAATGATCCGGTTCCAGAAGAATACAGAAATGTATTTGATCAAGTTATTGAAATCTTATGGTCTGATGATGCAAAAGATTCTAACTGGAAAGTTGAGAATCGTTGGAAAATGTATTATCAATCTCCATATGATGAAACTATTGTACTAGATACAGATATGTTATTCCTTGAAGATATTTCTAGTTGGTGGGAACATTGTGAAGGCAGTGACCTTAAATTTTGTTCAAGAATAAAAAACTATAGAAATGAGTTAATAGAACAAGATACATATCATAGAAAAGCATTTATTTCAAACGGACTGTCAAATCCGTATACTGCATTACACTATTTTAAAAAATCTGATCTTGCACTTACGTTTTATAAAGTCTTAACATTTGTGGTTAGAAATTGGCAGTTGTGTTATCAAAAGTTTGCTCCACAAAACTATCAGCCTTGGCTAAGTATTGATCTTGCCGCAGCCATTGCTATTGAAATAATGGATGTTGAAAGTTTAGTTATTGACAAATATTCTCCGTTAGAGTTTGTACACATGAAACTACCGTTACAAGGTGCCGATACAAACAATGCATATTGGCAAGATCTTTTTTATCAACATTTTAATAAGAACTATGATCTTGTTATAGGAAACTATAAACAACAATATCTATTTCATTATGTTGAGAAAGATTTTTTAAATGACAACTTAATTTTTAAACTAGAACAAAGGGTAAAAAATGGAAGAACTTGATGATGAAATTGAATATCTTTCTGAAGAAGAACTTGCACAAGCTCTAGCACTTTGTTCTTTTACAAATACACACTTTGTATATTTTGAAGAAAACGGTGATATAACCTCAATAACAAATGAGAAAAAACCAGGTAACTCTTCCTACATAGAGTATCGGTACGAAGATGTGAAAGAGTTTTTAACAGGAAAAATAAACCTGTTAGACTACAGGCTAATATTAAATACCAAACACGAGCCGGTTATCATTAAAAAGACAGCCGAAGCAGACTATGTTACATATAGTTTTAAAGTTATAGAACCTTACACAAAAGATCCAGTTATTCTAGTAGTTTGGAATAAAACAGAAAAAATGTGGCATGTATCTATTAATAAACAAATGCCAGTATACTCTGGGATTAATAGTACACTTTCTTTCTTTGTTACTTTTGAAAAAAATATAGATTTTTTAATACGCTCTTTTCATATAGAAATGAAAGACCTTATTACTAAAGATGTAGTCGATATTCCTTTCACTTCTAAGTTTGAAGATGATATAGAATCGATATTGCTTACAACTGGAAAGTTTGTACATTCGTATGGATTAGAAATACATGAATAAGTTAAAAGTTGCTGATTTTGATATTATATATCTCAGTTATGATGAACCAAATGCTGAGAAAAATTATGCTGACCTATTGACAAAAGTGCCTTGGGCAAAACGTGTACATGGTGTACACGGTAGCGATGCCGCACATAAAGCCTGTGCAGAACTTAGTGAAACAGATAGATTTGTTACAGTAGACGGCGACAACATTGTTAGAGAAGAGTTTTTAAATCAAGAAGTTGATTTTGAAGAACATAAAGATTTAAGCAAGTGTGTTATTAGTTGGGCCGGGTACAATATTATTAATGGATTAATGTACGGCAACGGCGGATTAAAACTTTGGCCTAAAGAGTATGTTCTTAACATGCGTACACACGAAAACGCACCCGCTGACGATCTCAACGCCCAAGTAGATTTTTGCTGGGACGCAGAATATATTCAAATGAATAGTTGTTTTAGCGATGTACACAATAATGCCACTGCTTACCAAGCATGGAGAGCAGGATTCCGTGAAGGTGTAAAAATGTCGTTGGATCGCGGGTTACGTGTTAATCCTCTTAACTTTGAACAAACAATACATTGGAAAAACATGCAAAGACTACTCATTTGGTTAAATGTTGGCGCAGATGTTAAAAACGGTTTGTGGGCAATGTTAGGAGCCCGTCATGGTTGTTATAAAACAAATCTATCAAGTTGGGATTATGTAAATGTTCGTGATTTTAAGTTGTTAGATGAAATTTTTAAAGAAGATCTAGAAGGTATTACTGACAATAATATTTTAGATAAGATTAACTTTTACGGCACTGAGCTAAAACATCAACTTGATTTAGATTGTGCTACTCTTGATGCTGATGCAAGTAAGTTTTTTAAAAAAGTTCATTTGAATCAATATCGCAAGGGATTTGGATTTTTGGATAAAGAATGAAAAGAGATATATTTTTTTATTGGACTGGTAAAGAACCTATACATAAATTTGAAGGCGTTAGGAGAGTTTTCCCTACAGCTAGATTTATTAAACTTCAAAAAAATCCAGTTAAAACTGCAAAACATATAGCACACGAATCCAGGACTGTTGAGTTTTGGTTAATGAGTATTGATACAATAGTTGAAAACACTATCGATAAAATAACAATACCAGAATGGGATCAAAAGTATGTTCACGTATTCAACAATGATTCTGTAACAGCATTTTTAGTGCCCAAGGCTTATCAGTATAATGCATCCGAAATAGAGATAGGTCATTTTGAAAATAAAAAAATATTTGAATCAACTGACGTAAAAAATAGACCATATGATATATTTTTCTTGTCATACGATGAAGAGTTTGCTGATGATAACTGGAAAACTTTAGTAAAAAGATTTCAATATGCAGAACGTATACAAGGTATAACTGGTATTTTTAATGCACACTTAGAAGCGGCAAAGAAATCAACTACAGATTATTTTTGGGTAGTTGATGCAGATGCTGCCATTGAAGATACATTTAAGTTTGAATATAAAGTATCAGAGTGGGATTTTGATGTTGTACATATATGGAAAAGTCGTAATGCAGTTAATGGACTAGAGTACGGCCATGGCGGTGTTAAACTTATTCCTAAGTTTATTTTACTTACAAGAGCAGACAAAAACGCTATCGATGTAACTACGAGTATTGGATCAAAAATAACAGTATTTGATGAAATATCAAATACTAACAACTTTGCTGTCACTCCGCTAACTGCTTGGAGAGCTGGATTTAGAGAAGCCGCAAAATTGACCAGTCAAGTAGTAAGTAGACGCAATGATAAAAATACCGCTACTAGATTAGAAGCATGGTGTAACGTCAATCAAAACCACCCGTTAGGTAGTTATGTACTTGCTGGCGCAAGACTTGGAAAAAAGTTTGGTATGCGTAACATCAAAAATAAACCCGAGTTAGCACTAATCAATGATTATGCTTGGCTCGAGTCTAAGTTTGAAGAGTATATTGTAATGTCTAAGCGTATTGCTGAGTTTATGGAGTTAAACCAGCAGCCAGAGGAAAAATCTCAGCAATAACTTTTGCACACTCTTTAGCAACTAGTTGGTGCTCAAGTTGTGTACCATTGGCACTACGCAACTCAATAAAATGAATCCAACTGCGTAGTGTTCCATTCATATACAAACGACTTTCGATTAATCCCTCAGGCAATACAGCACGGGCCTGTTCTTTAGCAATACCATTTATGATTGCATACTCATATGCTTCTCGACATTTTCTAATAACTTCACGTTGGATGTTTTCCCAACCTGCGGCTAAGAAACGATCAGCATCGTTATTCAAATCTAATGCTATACTATTTTGTCTATTTTTCTCGTCTTGGCGTCTTGCTTCGCGTTGTACAAAGTTGAGATCCTTTGTTGGGTCAGCGTAACGCTGGCTAAACTCTTGGAAACTGAAACTTCTGTGGCGCAAGATTTGCCTTGCAATATCTCGTGTTGTCGTAATTTCCAAGCAAGCTGATACCATTTCGAGTGGACTCCAATGCTGGTGTTTGACCAGGTACTTGATAAGTTTTTCGCTTGTTTCGGTGTTGAGTTGATTACTTGGGTTTGATACTCGGGCGCAATAGGCAATGAGTTCTTGCGCATCATCGATCCCTTGATCGGCAAAATCTTTTGTTGGTTGCGAATAGGATAAGAGTTTAACATTCATTGTTTATAACTTTCTTTTTTTCAAAAATCTTTTTGTACTTTTTTCAATATCTCGTTTGACTCTAAAAGTGTCTAACTTAAAATCAATATTTTCGATAGTATCTTCGTATGTTTTAAGTAGTTCAGATAAGTTTCGTTCAAACGGGTCCCAACCTTCTTTTCTGGTTACACTGGTGATTTTAATCTCCCAAGTTTTTCCGTCTTTAAAATTTACCAGCACAGCATAGAGATAGTTAAGGGGAACTACCCTTAACTTTATCTCATTAAATACTTCTGGCCAATGTTCAACTACGTCTTTAGGGAGTAACTTATGACCCGGGCTCACTTCTTCTTAGTAGGAACTAAATCTTCAGCCATACGTCTAAATGCCGCGGCTTCTTTAGCCAACTTGTCGGCTTTAGAGCGATATTCCTTAGCTTGTTGCTCTGGGGTTAAGTTTAAGTTTACTGGTTCTTCAGTATCATTAATAGAACCAGAAGTTGTTTTTGCACTTGCTGGTTCAGCAATACTAGGCTCACCTAACTCGCGTGTTCTAGGCTCAGCTGGGCGTTCTGGTTGAATAGTTAATCCATCAACTGCAATACCGCGTTGTTCTGCAATGATTTGATTTAGTTCAGCTAGTGATATTGAAACAGCCGGTGTAGGTTGCATTTCAACTTGATCAGTGCCAACTTTAACTAATCTATTCTGTGTGTGCAATGCCGAAAGCATAATGCTTCCGTCAGGAAAGTTTGTTCTTGCTAACGCTTCTGCAAACTCGTATGAATCTTGTCCTGCTGTACTTTCAACTAGATTAATCAACGAATCGTGATAGCTATCAGGTAAGTTTTCTGTTGGGATTACTAAACAACTATAAGCATCACCGGGTAACGTTCTATATGCAACTAGGCATTTTTTATTGGTTGCCTTAATCCTACCTACGTGTTTAATTTCGGACATTATTTTGCTCCTTCAGTTTGCTTTGAAACTGTTTCTAAAAATGTAGATAGTTTGATATACGTCTGTCCAACTGCTACCATTTCGTTTGGTTTGAATGCACCTCTAGAGCTAGCAATATCGATAATAGTTTTCATTGCATTCAAATCATTGATATTAAGCTCGGCACCTTGTTCTTGTGCAGGTGCTTTTGGTTGTTCTTGATTTTCTACTTGTTCGGTCATAATATCTCCTTATTCGAAAAGTACTAAGTAATTTATCTAGTTTCTAAATGTGGGCAGGCAATCGTGAAAAAACTGAGTTCTTTCTCTGTTTCAAACCCTACTACTGTAGTATAGACAATAGTATTAGTTTTATCAAGTGACAATCCTTGACCTATATAATACCGCCCATTTAAATTAGATTTAATCCACGCATCTAAATTTTTTAATAATGTTGGATTATATTTGTCAATAGTTGAACTTCGAAAGTGTGGAGCTAGATAATCCACTCTTCGAAGATTAAAAAAGTTTAAAGGGTTTGGCTTGCCATGCTTTAATGCCATTACTTTTTTCCTATAATCATAAACCGTTTATAAGAACTGATTGTTTTTGCACCTTCAAAAAACAACTCTGATAACGGATACATTGTTTTTAATCCTTCGATTGTTTTAACGGTGTTAACGTGCTCTGGTATTTCTAAGTTATTAGATTGTATTAAACATATAGTACCAGCAGGAATATTTTCAAACCAATCGTGTGATTCCATATGTTCCGCACTCGTGTTAATAACACAGTTTACTTCACTAGGATAATCTATTTCATTAACATCTTTAGGGAATGATTTAAACTGCCAATCTTTTTGTTCCCATAAGTTATTAATAGTGTTAGCAACAATACATGCCTCGGGATCTAAATCAAAAGATCGGCATGTGTTTATTTCAATGTTGTCCCTAATCTTAAGAATAAAAAAGAGGGTAGCGTACCACCCTCCTAACAGGTAAACATTTAATGCACCAACATTATTTGTGTTGATGCAGTTTTCTAGTTCTCTAGCGGCCCATATTTTAGATTTAAGTTGACCTGCTGAAAATGCTTCAGGATTGAGTTCCATTATTTTCCTCGTAATATGCATATTCGCCAAACGGAGGAACAATAGTGTTATTACCATGAATAATGAATACTGTATCACAGTAGTTTTCATCACCCCACTCACCGTATGGATAACCGTCTGTAAACATGATGAACTTCTTAGGAGTAATATCCTGTTCTTTCATGTATTCCCAGTTAGCCATAAAATCAGTACCTCCGCCGCCCATGACTTCGTAGTTATCAAACTCGTCTGCACTGTACCCATCAAAATTGGCTTCGTTGTAAATGTTAGTGTCAAAGCACCAAAGTTTGATCTTGAAATCTTTGTATTCTTGCATAATACCTTTGATTTCACTTAAGAAGTCTTTTGCTTGATCGTCACCGATAGAACCAGACATGTCAATGCTAACGCAGATATCAATAGTTTCTTCAAAGTTCATTCCTGGCAATACTGCACCAATGTGCCAACCTTTACGATTAGGACGTTGGAATGTAAAGTCATTACGGATAGTACTTTGGATCTGTTGGCGCAAAATTTCACGCCAGTTCATTTTAGGTTCGGTGAGTTCTTTAATCATGCGTTGGATGCTTGCAGGAGTATTGCCTGCACCCGCCGCCTGTGCCGCTTGAATAGTAGCTTCACGAATCTCGTCACGAATCTGTTTGAGCTCGTCTTTGGTATAGCTGGGTTTATTACCTTTACCCTTGCCATCTTTATCACCCCAGTCGACGTGATCATCTAGCAGTTGCCCCAATGCTTCTAACTCTTGCTCATCCATGTCGTCATAGATTTTGTCGTATACTTCTTCCGCACTCATACCGTAATATTTGGTATCGTGAAAAATCTTAATCTCTTTAGGAGGAACTTCACCGATTCGATCTCGAATCAACTGTCCGTTAACACAATAGTCAGCGGCAATATTAAAAATCTTTCGATTACGACCTTCGTTACGACCCATATGGTCAAATACATTATGCAAGATTTCGTGAGCAATAACAAACTCAACCTGTTTAGTAGTAAGGGGAGTAAAAAACTCACGATTGAAGAAAATGCTACGACCATCAGTTGCGGCTGTGGCACACCAATCGGATGCATCTACGATTTTAAGGCGAGTAGCTATATTACCAAAAAACGGATGGCGGAGTAGCAAGCCTACTCGGGCTACAATAATTTTATCAATAACTGGATCTAAATGCGACATATCTGCTCCTAAGTGTTTACTATGTATATAGTATAACACCTCCCGTAGGAGGTGTCAACTATCCTCAAACCGTTTTATCGGCCGTCTTTTTCAGTTGCGGCGCTAATGTACTTACCGAACTTAGCATGGAACTCGTCAAAACATTTAATCTCGTCTGGATCCAATGGCAGTTTGTAGCTAGACAATGCCAACTTAGTGCCCATAATAACTAGCTCAGTTTCAAAATTATCCATCATAAACTGGAAGAAACAGTTAACTTGATCATTCCAGTTTTTGGCTTTTTTGTCGCATGCATCTTTGAGTTCGTAGCAAAGGCTAACAGTCAACGAGTACATTGCTGAAATCTCTTTGGACTCCATTTTCTTAACTTTGCCATTCAAAATATCACCAGGATTTGGCATCTTGCTAGCAATCTTACGATGTGCCATAAACTTAACAGCCAAACCTTCGCCAACTGAACCTGATACCAAATCAGTCATTGTATTTTCGTCAGTGTCATCGTCGTGCAACAACTCGCTAACAAATGACCAGCTACGTGGAGTAGCAAACGAACGTGAGCTAGA